CTCAGAGCTTGTCTTATTGGATGTCTCAGAGTCATCTGCTGAACTTAATGCCTCTGTCCCAGTGGGTGTCTCAGAGCTTGTCTTATTGGATGTCTCAGAGTCATCTGCTGAACTTAATGCCTCTGTCCCAGAGGGTGTCTCAGAGCTTGTCTTATTGGATGTCTCAGAGTCATCTGCTGAACTCAATGCCTCTGTCCCAGTGGGTGTCTCAGAGCTTGTCTTACTGGATGTCTCAGAGTCATCTGCTGAACTTAATGCCTCTGTCCCAGAGGGTGTCTCAGAGCTTGTCTTACTGGATGTCTCAGACTCAGGGGCCGGACTCGACGAGTTTGCCCCAACATTTGTCTCATTGGGCGTCTTAGAGATTGTCTCATTGTCAGTCCCGGCTAATACTTGTCCTAATTGGGTTTGCTTTGGAATTTCGACCTTATTTGCTGGGACTGACAAACCTTGCCAATCATCGGAAGATTTATCGACCGAAATATTCTTCTTCGTGACCTTTCTCTTCTTATTGACGTCACTTAGTCCTTCGGCCATTTAACTACCCCTGATAGATTTCAACCGCTGGTTTAATTTTGCCAACTGTGAGATCGGCCTCCTTAACACTCAAATGCTCCCAGACCTCTCCAACGAACTCTCTCATCTCCTGCGCAACTGTATCAGAGGGAACATGCTCAGGAACGCTGAGAAACTTCGCGCATGCTTCCTCTGCACGTGCGGACTCACGAATTGTAGTGGCGAGACAATTCGGTACATTTTTCAGATACCAGTTCTTAATGTCTTTGCTAAGTTTTTTGGCCTGGACATGCTTTGTCGCAACATAAAGATGCTTTGCCCGCATCCCTGTTTTCTTTAAGAAAGCTTCAATATGTACCTTGAAATATGGATAGTTTCTGAAATGCTTAATCTTGCACTCAAGTGGAGAAATTATTAGATCAGATGCTATCAAGGCGTTGGTGATGAGATTATTCCAGTTTGGAGAACAATCTATAACGATTAAGTCGTATTTCGACTTCAATGGAGTGATCACTTCCTTATCTAACCAATGCTCGCGGAAATCCATCGAGCCTATATCTCGATCCAACTGAGTCAAAGCCGGAGTTTCGGGGATAAAATGTAGGGTGGGGATGTCCGAAACTTCTATGAGGTCTTCTAGTGAGAGTCGCTTCTGCGAAAAGTCGTACAATCCAAAGACCGTACCGAGCTTTTGCAGAGCTTCGTCTAAACTATCATTTTCGGATATGTCAGCTCCGTACCCCAAGTCACTGGTCAAGTCACACTGCATATCGAGCCCAATAACCAGCGTCTTTATATTATGCAGAGCAGCCATTCGGGCGATATTAACAGCAAGCGTGGTTTTTAAAATACCCCCCTTCGTCGCGAACAGCGTGATCACAGAAGGCCGATCTGGCTTTTTTAAAAATCCGTAACGTTCCCCAAAGATCGGAATATCATCGTAAGACCATACGCGCTTTCCGCTCTTTCCAATGCGCTTTGCCACTGGCAGGCTGCCGTCAGCTTCGGCCTTAATGATTGCGGTTCGTGAGACCGATGAGCCAAAGATGTTGAGTATTTTCTGGCTATTAAACTCAGGTTCTTTTTCTGTAACTTCCTGATTATCCGCTTCTTCTTTCATATAGACACCTTGATTGAAGGGTGTATGTTTTTTTAGATTTTATCTCTTCAAACCTACACCTGTCCAATAAAAGTTGTTACGAACTTGAGTCAGTCAGAAATTAACAGTAGTGGCCAAAGTTGAAGTATCTCATTCATCTGGGTCGCCTGATTGCTGTATGTCACTTTCCTTGTAAGCATCAGTAGAACACTCAATACTGCTCAGAAAGCCGCTTGCATCTATGGTGTGTTCGACGGACTTGATGATCCATTCTCCGTCGACCCCCTGCCGTATGCCTGTTACCATACACTTCCTTTCCGCTGCCAAATCTAGATTACCTAGCACGGTAAAGCTAAGGGTCTTGCCTTTCCGGGATATCTCACGAAACTTAGCCTCGGCAACCTTGCGCGCCTGGGCTTCAGACACCTGGTTGAACTCAAGCTCCAGGACAACGCCCTGCTGCCCGAAAAAAACATAGCGCCTCGCTGCAGCCTGTGAGTCGTACCAGTAGGCTCTTACGCCAGTATATTTCTTAGTCTGATCGCCTGAAAACTCGTACCGGATTGGGTTTGATACTTCAATTCTTGGCAGATCGCCCCCAGAAGCCTTGCGGCTCTTGTCAAGCGGGGTCGCAATCAATCGTCCGCTGGCCACCTTGAGGAGAAAATCATAGCGCCGCCCGAGCCTTTGAAGGAACGCTACGTCGGACTCTGTCTGATTCTCGTGGGCGATCGGAATTGCTTTGAGATCAGGGATCACTGCTGGCAATAAACCATTTCGCCGCGCAATCGCCGCCACCAGATCGCCGAGGGTTGTCGACTCCCAGGACTGCTCCCGCCGTGTCTTGAGCGAGGCCGCCTGATTCATGGCTGAGGCTTCGATCTTCACAACGCGAGGTGGACCGGACACGGCGATATGCTTGGTTGAAAAGCTCCCGACGTTGACCAAAAGGTCCTTGTATCCAATTGCAACCTCGAAGACCTGGTTGTCAGACGGCAGAGCAATCGGTGGATCATCGGCCAGCTCAATCGACATCGAGTCGGACTTCAACTTCTTCTCATCGCGTATGGTGATCTTTAAAAGGCGACTGCGGATGGCATTGGTCAGGTCCTTGCCACCCGAGGTGATGCGGAAATTGGGGATCAATCAAAAATTCTCACGCTTTGGGTTGTATCGGTGGGGCGGGCGAGGTCGGGAAGGAAAATGGTGGTGGGGACAGTCAAAGGAGTAACGCGACCGAGATTATCGAATAGATCGAGACGATCCCAGTTTGCTCTGAGGACGGCTTCTACGGAACCAGGCAGCTCGCCATATTCGTCCCAGCAGATTCGGTCCAGCTCCTCGCTGTCATTAAGCGGTCGATTGCGCACTGTATTTTTCCAGCTCAAGAGTGAATTCAATTTTGCGTGGAATCCCGTCACCGTAAAAGATGGTCCGGGACTCCTTGATGCGGTGAATGATGCAAAGGCCGAGGTTCTGGCCAAGAATGGTGTCGGCATAGACGAAGCGCTGGGGCTTTCCGGAAAGAGCAATGTCTCGCAGTTTTTTAAGGTGATCGATGCGGCCGGACACCTCGGGATAGAGAACTCCCGCGACAGTCCAGATATCCTGGTGAGCGGTGGCGGTTTCGTCACGGGAATTGGCGCCGAGGTATTGAAAGACCGGCGGCGCGTTGATCGGCTCCTGCCGAACCCAGCGATAGCTTGTCTCCCGATCAATCTTGTCAGGCACAAGGGTGAGCAGCTCGAACGAGAAATCACCGAGCCTTGCCAGGACCTCTTTTCTTGTCAAAGGTATGGGATCAACAGCCATCAGCTCACCATGGGTTCATCAAAAAGATCAAACGATGGCGTCATGCGGAACGCTGACTGAATCTCCGCTTTGATTTTTTGCGCAACTTCGATAGGAGCTTTGGGTCCGGAATCAACGTGGATCTTCGCGTTGACGGTTATTACATTGCGCTGAGTATAACCAGCGGCTTCATTGCGGGCTTCGCCGGGAAGAGGTGGAACATCTGATTTGATGTCCTTTACAGGAGACTGAAATAGATCCGAAAGAAAATCCTTGGCATCGCCTCTGCCTTTGTCGGCCGCGTCCACCATGCGGGAAAGAAATCCTGGTTTTTCAGGGCCAGTGATGGAGATGTCCGTATCATCGGTTGGAAAGATCTTGCTAATGTAGGGCTTGATCTTCTCGTAGACCGTTTTAAACATACCGATCAGTTTTTCCCAGTTCTTCGCAATGTAAACGACGGGATGCCAGCTCATATGCTCTTTAATCCAGTCCCAGGCGGACTTAACGGCCTTCGTGACCCGCGAGAGAAGATCGAAAAAGTAAGTCTTCAATACCTCCCATTTTTTGATGAGCCAGGGCTGGATTACGCCCCAGTTTTTCCAGACGAGAAAGAGCGCGACGGAAATGGCAGTGATTGTCAGGCCGATCGGCGTTGTGAGAAGTGCAGCCCCGACCGCGCGAATTCCGGTGACGACGACGCCGATCGCACTGGAGATAGCTGGACCCATCGAAATCAGCTTCTGGGCGCCCTGGAAGAGAAGCGATCCACCCATGCTGATGCCTTTCATTCCGATCTTCGCACCGGCTCGGGCGACTTTTGAAAGTCCACCCAAACCGGCTTTGGACAGAAACTTCGCGCCTCTTAAGAGTCCTGATCCGCCCCGTTTCGTGCCCTTGAAGAGTCCCCGCGAGATGCGGCCGAGAAGCTTGTCCTTGCCGAAACTTTTGTAGGTATTGCCGACTGCCTCGACAACGCCACCCAATGCGAACTTGCTGACAGCGAGGACGCCATTGAGAAGAGCAAGGCCTCCAACCGTAATCATGACCCACTTGGCTACTTCACGATGCTTTGAGATCCACTTTGCAAAGGATTCGGTGAGTGGTTTGACGGTATCCGTAATGTCCTTGAGGACCGGCAGGAAAGCGTCACCCAGCGACACCATCATGTCGCCAAAATCACCAGTGATTTGCTCCAGATCGTTGGCAGCATTCTCGCTCAGAGCCTTGCGGGTCTTTTTCATATTCTGGGTTTCATCAAGGGCCTGAACGAGCTGATCGGAATCCTTGCCGCTCCTTGAGAATTCCGTGAGGAGTTCGCGCATCCCTCGGCGGGCTTTTGAAAAGAATATTTCAATATATTTGAGCTGATCCTCGGCAGGCAGCGTCTGAAGTGCAGTCCGCACTTCGCGTGTCAGCTCTTCATTCGATTTCTGGCCGCCGAGAGCCTTGGTGGGTTTGATGCGAAGCTCCTTCAGAGCCTTTTGAGCATTCGGACCTTTCGCATCGAATTCCCCGGTCTTCATGTCCGAAAGTGAAGGAGCCATGCCGATACCCGAAAGAATCTTCGCAATCTGCTGATTAAAGGCTTCTCCTTTGAGGCCCTTCAGTGTTCCGCTTAGGCTTTGAATCAGGCCGCCACCGGACATCGCGCGATTGAACTGGATGCCCATCTTTCCAGCCAGTTCCTTGATCTTTGCATCAGGCATACTGAGCAGATTCTCACCGAGCTTGTTGAAAGCCGGTGCCAGGCGATATTTTTTGATCTCCAGCTGAAGGGCTCCGCTCTTTTCAGCCTCCGCAATTTTCGCTACGCCCGGCGCGGCTTCCTCACCGGCCACCTTCTTCCAGACCGCGGCCTGCTGGGCGGTGCCTGTTCCGAGAAGGGCTTTATTCATATCGTGGATGATATCAAGCCAGTTGCGCATATTGCCTGCGCTGTCCTGGAGCTTGACGTTCATGTCCTCCAAAACCTTCTTTGTTGCTCGCGGGGGATCGGAGAGGCGAAGCAAAAACGCTCGCATGGTTGTGCCGGCCATCGAGCCCGTGATGGCGTTATTGTGCAGAACCGACGAAGCGCCCAGCACTTCTTCAAGGCTCGATCCGGTGACTGTGGCGATGGAAGCCACGTACTTGAGCATTTCACCGAGCGATTCAAGGCTGGATGCGGATGACGTGTAGGCAGCCGTCAGAGCATCACCGACCCGCTCCATTTCACTGACATCGATGCTGAATCCCCGAAGGACCGACGCCGTGATTTCTGCCGTTCGCGCAAGGCTTGTCATGCTGCTGTTGGCGAGGGCGAGCAGATGAGGCATCGTCTCTATGATTTCGTTTGTGCGAAAGCCTGCAGTCGCCAGTTCGTTTTGGGCCTCTGCGACCTGCAGGGCCGAGTACACGGTTTCGGCACCAAGCCGCCGTGCATCCTCTTTCAGCAGTTTATACTCAGCCGATGTTGCCCCAGCCATGGCCTTGACACGCGACATCTGCTTTTCAAAGGCGATGGCAGCGGCCAGAGGTTTGGTGAAAAGATATCCGAAGCCAACGGCCAGAGTCGCATGCCTTGTGGCATCCGAGCGCAACTCATCAGCTCGATCCGAAAAAGTCCTGGCCCGGTTATGGTTTTTGATGGCCGCATTCTGGTGTGCCATGGTCTGGTTCAGCTTTTTTTCAGCCGCATCCAGCTCATCCACATTGACCCCAGATTTTTTTAAAGAGTCAGCATATTTTTTTGCGTTCTCTTCGCTTTTCTTCATCTGGGACTCGGTGGCTTTGAGCGTGGAAGCCAGATTTTTTTCATTCCTTGTCAAAAGCTCCACGCTCGTACCATCCAGGGTCGCGGCTTTGCGGTGATCGTGGGCTGCAGCGGTGGCTTTCTTCAATTCAGTCGTGGCCGACTCGTGAACGCGCCTCGATTCGTCACGCTCCTTTTTGAGCTGACGCAGATATTCCTTTTGAACCTTGGAGGGACTCAGCAGCTTTTCCTGAGCTTCCTTTTCCTTGGCGTAAGCCTCACGCCGCAGCCGATAGGCGGCGAGACTTTGCTGGACAGATCCTGCTGCCTTCCTCTCGGCGTCACCAAAGGACTTGGCAGCTGCAGTTGCAAGCGTCCTTGCATCCCTCGCTTTTTGCAGCTCAGCGGATTGAGACGCAATATCGGCCGTCAGTTTTTGCACCGACTCCCGACTGCTCTTATAGTTTTGGATATCGGCTGACGTTGCCTTAAGGCCTTTAAGGCTTTTTTCAAGTCCCTTGACCCGCTCATCGGCCGTCATGAATGTTGCATTAAAGGCAGTATCGAACGCGGCTTTGATCTTTACACTGACGTGTCTATCGGTCATTTACGGCTTCCCAGGTTTCCTCTTCATCTTCGCCACCGTCTTTTGATTCGCTGTCAATCAATGCGCAGAGCCAGCGATCGAATTCCTCATAGGCCATTTCAAGGCATTCAGTGGCCGTGAATCCGTAGCGTTCGCGCATGATGGCGATGCTTCGCATCAGCGTTTTTGCCGGTTCCCGCTGGATGCCTTCCCCGGCTTTTTTCCAGTGCCCACCTGCTCCATGAGGCCATGGCGGGCGGCGTAATTTTCCATGACGCCGTTGACGTGTGCCGCGATCACGTCCATATCGTCAGCAGAGATATCGCCGAAGGATTCAGCTGGCAGGTTTTCACAGAACGACATGACAAGTGCTTCGTGCTGCTCGCTTTCGGTTTTGCTGACACTGTTTGCAAGCGCCATCTTATGGCGGGTTTTGAAGTAATCGGAGAGTGTGACGGAGTCGTATTTTTTGCCCTTAAAGTGCAGGGCCTCAATCAGAGGAAGGTCCATGCGTATCTCTTATTGTGGAAGAATCAGGTGAGTTTGAGGCCTTTGCGGGCAGCTTCATGCTGGTCGAGTGGCCCATGCATCGTGATGCCGCGCATGACATCAATGGTTACGAGCGGAATGACTCCGCGGGTCATGACCCAGCTGATGACCGACATTTCAAGGGTCTGGTTGGCAGATTTTGGGTCGCCTGCCTTGAAGGTTCCAGGGTCGACCGTTTTGATCCAGCCGCGCAGGATGCAGGTGAGGTTATCGGTCTTTCCATCGATGGCTGCGATATGGCCAAAGATCGTTACGGTAACAAATCCTGAAAGGACAACGCCGGCGGACAGATAACCTTCGATGGTCTGCTCACCGAACTTCATGGTGCATTCGAGCTTTTCGAGGCCAACAGGAATTTCGATGGGAGCATCCATACCAGCCCCGCGCCACTCTTCGGTTTTGTACTTGATCTTGGGAAGGGTGATTTCTTCGCAAACGCCGGAAAATTCCGACACGCCGAACGTCACGTTGAAATTTTTCAAGTGCTTTGGATATTTCATTTTTGATTCCAGGGAGAGGAGAAAGCGGCTGGCATGGTGGGCTGATGGGAGCCAGCCGCGGAGGATTGGATATTGAAATCAGTTACTGCAGCAGATGGCGGTCGCAGTCAGCCGTCCTGTGGTGTTGTTGGTACTTTCGCCGCGACACTGCCAGCGATTGAACAAAGGCCTTCCTGTGCTTGGGTTCGGGGTGAGGTCAATGGTTGGTGTGTTCAGGAGAAGTGATCTTCCGCTTGAGGCGAAACAGCTTCCGCCTGTGAGAATGGAAGGCGCTGCCGTTATATTGCAGTCGGCAGTGGCAAAAAGCGTCTGCGGATTGGTTCCGCCCACAGAACTGGGGCCGACATCCTGTGTTACAGTGCGGCATTCACGAAAGCCGGCTGGTCCTTGCGGTCCGGTTGGGCCAGCAGGTCCCGTAGCTCCCACTGGTCCAGTCGGTCCCATAGGACCGGTTACCCCTGTGGGTCCCGTGGGTCCGCTCGCACCGCGATCGCCCTGTGGTCCTTTGATCGAGGAAAGGGGAATCCAGGTTCCGCCAGCGCAGTTGATCCTTTGCGTTTGATTGTCATACCAGCAGCCATCACCAGGATCTCCCTTATCCCCCTTGATGCCCTGCGCACCTGCCGGGCCGGTATCCCCCTTGATCCCTTGTGGTCCTGCAGGTCCCATCGCGCCTGTGTCTCCCTTGAAGCCTTGAATGCCTTGAGGTCCGGTCGGGCCGATGTCGCCTTTTGGACCTTGCGGACCTGCTATTCCGGTAGCTCCAGTATCGCCTTTTACGCCTTGCGGACCAGCCGGTCCTGTTGCACCAGTGTCGCCTTTGAGTCCTTGAGGGCCTTGTGGTCCGGTGGCTCCGGTAGCTCCGGTGGCTCCGGTATCGCCCCTCATGCCCTGTGGTCCTGCAGGACCGATGGGGCCGGCATCCCCCTTTGGGCCTTGAAGGCCCATGGGACCTTGCGCACCTGTATCGCCTTTATCACCGCGAAGGCCGCTGCTCGGACCAACCCAGCGCCCAGTCGAGTCGATCGTCAGGGCTTTGCCGACATAGAGTGAGCGGACGTTGACATCGACCGGCATGTTCACGTTGCCGTTTGCATTGGAGATGATCACCGAAGCCGGGCAATCCCCCTTTGTCTTGCAATCGAAAGGTGCTTTTTTATTGATGCGCAGCGTGAGATCACCGCCGACCGAGTTGTTCGACAGGTTGTCGATCAGGTAGGTGTTGGAGAAAATCGGCTGCTCATTGTCAGAGAAGGGCGGGGTGGTGGTCTGCGCGAATACGCCCACAGTCAGAAATCCAACTACAGAAAGAAAAATCAAACGAATCGAGTTTGTCATCAGCTTAGGCTGCTCCTATTCCAGCCAGATATTTTTGGGTGAGAACTTCAGTGAAGGTCATGGTTTCGACGACCGGGGTGGGGGTGACGTCGTAAGTCCAGAACGCCTTGCCATCGTTGAGGTTCCCCGGCGTGTTGAAGTCGCCATCCGGGATGCATTTGCCACCGGCAATCGCCCCGAGGCGGGTGAGTTCGTCGAGGTAGGCATTTACGCTTGATGCTACCGCTGAGAAAAGATTGTTGGTAATGCCGGCCGCCACCGCCCAACGATGAGACGCAATGATCGCTTCCCGTATGGCATCGCGGATGCGAACCTTTTGGATTTGATTGGTCGCAAGGTTGGTTTGATCCCCCGTACCACGAGCACCCCAAAGCCTCAGCCCATCCTGCCGGACGAAGGTGGCCACTTGAATGGCATTGAGCCGCTGGCCCATGGACTGTGGATCATCAAGCGCAAACGAGATTGGTACGGAAGTTCCAAGTGCCCCCTGGACCTCCTGATTGGAAGGGGACCGCCAGAAGTCGATGAGCGCGAATATGCCGGCAGCCGCCCCACTGGATGGGACGTTCACGATTTTATTGTCTTCGGATACCTTAAGGCGAGGGGATGTCACGTAAATGCGTTCATCACCGTTAAGCTTTCGGAATTTTTCCGCTTCAGCGAAATCATCCGGACCATCAAGGCAAACGATGGCACCGAGGCGTTTGCCCATGGATTTAAGTTTTACGGCGATGGGGTTCGCCACTTCATCAGCCATTGATCGCCTCCACGGTGGAACTCGCTTTTTTGTTGTTCAGTGGTGTCGTCAAAGGCAGAGATAACGATTGAACTTCGGCGGGAACGGGGTAGCCAAATCCAGGCGCGGCCAGGATCTTGGGCTTAAAGCCTGTCAGTGCCTCGGCGTCTTCGAGCTTTTCAATTGCCGCCATGATATCGGCGTCCGAACCTGATTGAGCGCGAACCACCACGACCGTGGCATCGGTCTGCTCGTAGACTCCGCGGAGTGCCTGATAGAGAGAGCCCTTTGGTCCGCTTGAACCCGAAGGGTACACAGCTTCAAGAGCAGTGTTTTCCTTGAAGAAGACCTCGGGAACGCCGACTTTGAGTGTCGTGCCAGCGGCCGCTGTGGTTCCGACGAGTCCGACGACAGAAGGACTTGGCGATCTTATGGTGCGAACCTCGCCCGAGCCCTCCTTGATGACAATTCCGTGTACATATCCATCAGCCATACTTGATTTCAAAGTCCTTGTTAAAGATGCGTTTAAGAGTTCCGCGGGCCTGCACCGAGACGGCGAGTGCAGCGCGAATTGCCAGGAGTTCCCGCTCGGTTGGCTTTCGTCCGGCGTCCACTTCATAAGTGGAAGAGGTTAGGCGGACAAATCGGGCATCGGGAAAGCCAACCCAGCGAAGGGCGAGGCGAATCGAAGCAACTGTACCCCTGAGGCGAATGAAGTCCGTGATCTCATCGTTGATACGTGCCGGGTCGATGGCGAAAGGAAGCAGTGGATCAAGTCCGTATTCCCAGAGGATTGCATCGCGGATGGCAGGGTCCTGGGATAGCCTGATCGAAACGATTGGGGCTGTATCATAGTCGGGGTAGTATTGCCGGATGTGAGTCTCGATCATGCGCTTTCCTCGACTGTCAGATCCAGCCGCGTGATGGTCGCGTAGCGATCGGCCTGAACCGGGATGTTCGTGGCGGGCGACTGAAGGATGACCGAGCGGACACCAGGCTGATGGAGTTCGCGCACGATCCAGCTCATCGTCGGCGCCCAGCCAAGCTTTTTCTGCGCTTCAAAGGACTTTTTGAAGTTCTCCTCGATGCGGGCCTGATAGCTCTTTGAGTACCCGGGCTGGAGCGAGATCACGGCATTTATGGAAAACGGAACGGCTCGCGCTTCGATAAAAGTCACGGAATCAAGAGCGGGTTTGACGGATTCCTTTTTAAAAGCATCGGTCAGTGCATTGACGACGGCAGCTTTGAGATCAGCGGCATCCGAGTTGATGAGCACCGAGATCAATAGTTCACCGTTTGCAGCCTGCACGTAGGCGTCCATGACAGATGCTGTTCGCGTCACTCCCGCAGCCGTAAGGGATGCTTCCCCGTAGAGAAAAGTCAGAGCCTTATACATGGCCGGGGTGCCAGCCGTGGAAGCTTGGTCCTTTGTTCCGCGCATGCGGTCGCGGTAGGCCTCAAAGCTCTCGCCAGGACGAATTTTGCCTTTGAAGATAAAGTCAATCTCGTTCGAGAGTTTGACCAGCTGCGCGTATGCTGCGCTATTGATCTTCTCGGTTCCGATAACCTTGTTGAGAGTGAGTTCAATAAGGATGTGATAGATGGGATCGGCGGCGGTCGGTTCCGAAAAGTCCGGGACGATCTTGCGATAGGATTCAGTAAAGCGTTTCAGGGCATCTTTGAACTCTGCCTGAAAGTCTGGCGTTTCGATAATTTGTGGAAGATCCAAGGGCTTAAACTCCGATGATTTTTTGCTCTTTTCCAATGGTGAGCGAGATGAGAATTTCTGAGCCATTTTTCTGGTCGGTAAGTGTTTGCAGCGTGCTACCGGGGATGGTGGCTTCGATGCTGTCGGCGAGATCGCCGGTCAGTTCGAGAAGGGATGCGCTCGTGATCGGGGCGGCAATGTGCTTAAGATAGTTTGTTCCGTACCACCTCACCATCGGCCTCGATCCCTTTGGTGTTCGTATCGCTCTTCGGACGGCCTGCCTCAGCCAGCCTTCGCCTTCGATGCGCCGGCCGGTGACTTCGTCC